AAACATTCAGCTATAATATTAAAACTAGACAATGATTTCGCTGGATTTTTTACATTTGAAGTTAATCATAAGGTAGGTGAGTTTTGTTTATTACAGTCTGCTATGTATCCTGAAAAAAAGGATAAAAATATTTATAGTATGATGGTTCAAAAGATTATAGACCAAAATATTTATGGTTATCATATGGTTATGACTGTTTCTAAAAAACATGATTTAGAAAATCCAAAAGTTTTTTTAGCATTAGGCTTTAAAGTGAATTTAGAAAAAAGTGATTTTTCATATATTTATTATGGAAAAGAAGAGCAAGTAAGGGTTAAAAGATTATGTCATATGGCAATGACTAATTTATGGAACTCTACAAGTGGTGAATGGCTAAAAGTAAAAAGAGCTTGGAATACTGATTTAGAAAATGCTGGTTTAAAATATAATATACCAAATCCTAAATTTGCAAGTCGTGAAGGATGTTGGCAAGGAAAAGCAGGAATGTCTAACATTGTTTTATCTAAACAAAAAGTTGTTGATGGTGAAATTATAACAGATGCTACAAAAGATTTAAACGGTAATGCTTCAGTTTTAGACCCTACAGCGTGTGAAATAATAGTTAGAATGTTTATGCCTACAGATGGTGTTAGAGTTTATAATCCTTTTGGAGGCGGTGTTCAAATGGGTTTTGTCGCTGGAGGTTGTGGATATGAATATTTATCCTCTGAAATTAGACAAAATCAATGTGATGCAAATAATGCTTTATGTCAAGAATTTGTTAATGTGAAATGGTTAAAGTCTGATACTGCTAAATTTACGCCTAAACAAAATTATGATTTAATATTTTCTTGCCCGCCTTATTATAAAGTTGAAACATATTTAGATTATGATGGTAAATCTCCTGAAGGTGAATTGAATTCATTATCTACTTATGAACAGTTTAGAGATATGCTTTTTGAAGGGTATAAACGAGCTATTTCAGTAATGAATGATAATACATTTTTTGTTGTAATGACAGGAGATAGTAGAAATAAAGAGGGGGGTTATTATGGTAGTGATGCTGAACATGAATTATTCTTTAAAGAACAGGGTCTACATATTTATAATAAAATTATTTATTTAGAAAGTGAATTTACAAGAAGAGCTACAGCGAAAAAAACATTAAATAGTCGTAAATATCCAAAATGTGAACAGCGTATTTATGTATTTTATAAAGGTGATACAACTAAAATAAAAGATTTATTTCCTAATGTTGGTAGATTATAATGAGAGTCTATAAAGATATAATATCCCTTTCAAAAAATGAGAGGGGTATTTGGGATTTAGATACTATCAAAGGTTGTGAAAGCGGTTTGTTAGAAAATGATAAGGGTTGTTATAATGACTGTTACGCTTTTAAAACAGCTAAAAGGTATGGTATAGATTTTAGTAAATCAATAGAGCGTAATTTTGAAAATGAAGCACATAAACAAAGTATAATAAGACAAATAGAAAAAATTGATATGCCTTTTATTCGTATTGGTTGCGCTGGCGACCCTTCGGAAAATTGGGAACATACTATTAAAATAATTAAACAAATAAAAGAAAGTAGTCAATTATCATTATTCGATATTAGTTCTAAAAAGCAAATAGTAATTATTACAAGGCATTGGAAAAAATTAACAGATGAAGAGTTAATTGAGTTGTCAAAATATAATATTTGTATTAATACAAGTGTTTCTTCTTTAGATAATGACAACTTAATAAATATAGCTTTAGAACAATATGAAAGATTAAAACCTTACTGTAAATCAGTTTTAAGAATAGTAAGTTGTGATTTTAATGAAAAAAATGAAATAGGTAAACAAAAAGCTGAAACACAAAGAAAACTATTTAAAAATGAATTAACTATTGACACTGTATTTAGACCTTCAAAAAATAATGAATTTGTAAAAAATGAAATAATTAATGTAAAAAAAATGTCATTTATGAAATCAAAACAATTAATAAGTAAATATAATAAAAAAGCATTTATAGGAAAATGTAATTCATGTTTAGAAATGTGTGGATTAAATGTTAAATAAAAAGATTGTAGATTAAAATAAATTTACTATATTTGTACACGAAGCTCGACACTTCTAAAAACATTACTATAAAGTCATTTATCAAAGGATAGTCGAGCGTCCTTTTTTAAATGGCTTTTTTTATTAAACTTAAATATGGCAGAAAATAAAACATCATTTGTACTTTATTCAGAACAAAAAACTTTGATTAATTTACTATCAAATGAACAAGCTGGTATACTTTTAAAGCATATTTTCGCATATGTTAACGATGAAAATCCAATATGTGCAGACCAATTAATAACTATTGCATTTGAGCCTATAAAACAGCAGTTTAAAAGGGATTTAGTTAAGTGGAAGCGAACAAAAGAGGGACGAAGTGCAGCAGGAAAAGCAAGCGCAGAGGCTAGGAGAATTAACAAAATTCAACAAACGTCAACAAATGTTAACAAAGCTCAACAAACGTCAACAAATCCAACTGTAAATGATAATGTTAATGTTAATGTAAATGTAAATGTAATAAAAGATATACTTAGTGTCCGAAAAGTAAACTTTTCAGAATCATTAAAACCTTTTTTAGAAAAGTATTCAAAAGATATGCTAAACGATTTTTATTTATATTGGACTGAACATGGTGATAAAGATAAAAAGATGAGGTTTGAGAAAGAAAGAAGTTTTGGATTATCTCAAAGGTTATCTACATGGAATAAAAACAATTTTAAACCTAGACAACAGAATAGAATTGATAATCCTTACAACCTTTCACCTGCTCAACTTGAAAGTTCACGAATAGCAGAAATGCAAATTGCAGAAGCTATTAAACAAAAAGCCCTACAAAATGATTCTAAATAAAAATAATTCAATAGACTATCTTTTTGCTGTAAAGGATGGTAAAGTTAAAAGCGGTTTAGGGTTGGGGTGTGATAATATTGATAACTATATTCGTTTTAAACGTGGACAAATGAACATGATTCTAGGAGGCGCGAACGTTGGTAAATCATATTGGTTTCAATGGTATGCACTAGCTATTTCTAGTCAACATGATATTAAGTGGACTTTGTGGATGGGTGAGGACGAAGTAGGGGAAACAATGATAAATTTAATTCAAATGTATTCAGGTAAAAACTTTTACTATCTTACACATGATGAGATTAGAAAGTTTAATTTAAAAATTGAACACTGGTTTACATTCATAGACCCTTCATTAATTTATTCACCTAGCGACCTTTTGAAAATATTTAAAGAAAGTTCATCCGATGCTTTTTTTATAGACCCTTACACAGGATTAAAACGGGGTTACGGGTTTTCTGATAACTACGATTTCTTAAATGAGATGAGAGAATTTTGCAATAGTTCAAAGAAAACGGTTTATATTTCTTTGCACCCATCAACAGAAAGCCAAAGAAGTACTGGACAATTTCCGAAAGGACATCCACTAGAAGGACATCAAAAACCGCCAAAGATGGCAGACGCTGAAGGGGGGCAAGCATTTGCAAATAGAGCTGATGATTTTTGGATAGTTCACAGATTTACACAGCATGAAACTATGAACAATGTTACGCATATTCACGTACGTAAAAACAAAAGGAATAGAACAGGGGGTCAACCTACCCTTATGGATTTTCCATTACCTTTTGATTTTAATAGCGGTTTAGGTTTTAGAATTGGTGGATACGATTTAATAAAAAGAAATACTTTGATAGAAAAAAGTGAGTATTTAAAACCTAATAACGATTTTTAATGGACGACTTAAGATTAACACAATCGGAAATTTATTTATCAATGACAATAAATAAACTACTATTTCGCAAAATAAGCATGAAAAGGAAAGGTTTAAGCGACTTAAAGATAAAAGAAGTAGAAAGTACTATAAATGATTTAAACATAGTCTTAAACACGTTTAAAACACTTGAGAAAGAATGGAGGGTTGCACGAAGTAGATGTTCAGATTTAGAATTGCATTGGTTAATAGCTAAAAAAGAAACAACCGAACAGATTAAAATTAACGATGAACTAATAAAAATGATATGAAAAAAGAACTTGAAAGCTTAGGATTTGAACGAGTGGATACTCCTGATATTATTCTGTACAGAAAATATAATATCACGATCGAGAAAGTATTTTGCGGTTATTTAATTAATAAACCGTATAAAATATTTAAAACAATTGATGAGTTAAAAAATATCATTAAATTTGGCAAGTAATGGAAAAGATAAATATCAAAGCATTAAGCGTAAATTCGTGCTATCAAGGTAAAAGATTCAAGAACCAAGTACATAAAGAATATGTATCAGAAGTGATGAGGCAACTACCTATTTTTTTTATTGGTCGACCACCGTACAAGCTTATTTTAGAGTTTGGATTGTCTAGTAAGCTTCAGGACTTAGATAATTGTATTAAAGTTTTTCAGGATTGCTTAACTGTGAAGTATGATTTTAACGATAGAGACATTTACCAACTTGAAGCGGTTAAATTGAATGTTAAAAAAGGTGAAGAGTATATTAAATTTGATATAATAGAAACGAAATGAGCGACATAACAATGTGCAGCGGCACTAATTGCCCTAAAAAAGAAGAGTGCTATAGATGTACAGCCTACGCAAATGAATATCGCCAAAGCTGGTTTAGTGAGCCGCCATTTAAGATAGTGGATGATAAGTTCACGTGTGAGATGTTTTGGGGTCACAGGAACGAGGGAATTATAAACCAATTAAAAGATATAATGAAATGAGTACAAAATTTGGAGTAAAGATACCTAGCACTGGCGAAGTTATACAAATAGCAAGGAGATGGAACGGACAAATAGAATTTACTAACCCTTTAGCGGAATTATTAAAAGATAAAACTAAAGTGATAGCAATGAATAACAGCCCTCAAGGGGTTTACACAATTAAAGATTTAAAAGATGGGCAAAGTAATAATTGAGTTCGATTCAGTAGAAGAGCAAGACGACATTAACATGGCATTAAATGGATATAAGTATAGCGTAATACTTCATCAGTTAGATAATGATTTAAGAAGCATTACTAAGCATGGAGTCTATAAAAATAGAGATGCCACAGATCAAGAACTAGATTTAGCACAGGACTTAAGAGATAGCGTACAATCGTATTTATCAGATTATAATGTAACTATTTAAAAAACTTAATTACCTTTATAAAATGATAGAAAACATTGATAGAATAATGGAGCTATTTAATTCTGGAATTGGAAGGACAAATGTAGCCAGAACTATATGCCAAGAACAAGGAATTGAATTTAACCATAACCATAGACGAAGCGTAGGTAAATTAATTAATCGTAGGGTAAATAGTGGCATTAATCAAGAGTGCGAAGCCGTAGGAATAGATATAGAAAAGGTTAAACACTATTGGTATAAAGGTGAACACTATTCTATAAATGTTAAAGGTCAAGATAATACGTTTAACTATCATGAATTTAAGCAAGATTTTATTGATGCAGTTGAAAAGATTAAACCTAACCACATTAAAATTGAGCGGTCGGAACTCCTCGAGGACTCGCACGCTTTACTTATAGACCCAGCCGATATTCATATAAATAAACTTTGTTCTGCATTTGAAACGGGTGAAGAATACAACTCACAAATTGCAGTTCAAAGGGTAAAAGATGGCGTTAATTCAATACTTAAAAAAAGTAAATATTTCAACATTGATAAGATTATTTTAATAGTTGGTAACGATGTTCTAAATACCGATAATGCTAAGAGCCAAACGACAAAAGGCACGCAACAAGACACACATTTAAAATGGTTCGATGCTTTCATAATGGCTAAACAATTATACATTGATATTATAGAAACCTTAGTACAAATTGCAGACGTAGAAGTTATTTACAATGTGTCTAATCATGACGAGATGAGCGGCTTTTTTCTAATGGATTCTTTGTACAGTTGGTATAACACACATTCGAATATAGAATTTAATAGAAGCCCATCACATAGAAAATACACAACCTACGGTAAAAATCTAATAGGAACTACTCACGGAGACGGAGCGAAGCAAAACGATTTACCTTTATTAATGTGTCATGAAGCTAGTCAGCACTGGCACGATTGTAAACATAGATACTGGTTTACTCACCACGTTCACCACAAGACGTCGAAAGATATAATGAGCGTACAAATAGAGTCATTACGTTCACCTAGCCCTGCAGATAGTTGGCATCATAAAAGCGGTTATCAACACTCACATTTAGCGATTGAGGGCTTTATATTTCACAAGGAGTTCGGGCAAGTCGCCAGACTTACGACTTTGTTTAGTATATTAGGTTTTATAATATCAATTTTTTAATATAAGATGAATAAAGAAATAATAATTGGAATTTATAAAATTACATCCCCAACAAATAGAATATATATAGGTCAGTCTGTAGATATTTTACATAGGTTTAAAACATATAAACGTATGTATTCTAAAAATCAACATCAAACTAAATTACATCGTTCTTTTTTAAAACATGGAGTTATTAATCATAAATTTGAAATATTAGAAATATGCGAATATGAGGAATTAAATGTTAGAGAAAGATATTACCAAGATTTTTACAATGTTTTAAATAGTGGTTTAAATTGCAATCTAACAAAAACAAATGATAAAAGTGGTAAAGTTAGTGAAGAAACACGCGCTAAAATGTCAATTGCATCAACGGGAAACCAACACTGGAAAGGTAAAAAACATACTGAAGAATCAAAAGAAAAGATAAGATTGTCTAAAACTGGTTTAAAATATTCTGATGAAGTAAACAAAAAGAAAGGAAGAAAAGGAAAAGTTCACACAGGAAAAGTATATTCGTCTAAAGCCCACGTGTCAAGTAAAACTGTACATCAATACACTTTAAGTGGAGAATTTGTTAAAGAGTGGTATAGCCTAGGAGATATAAAAAAAGAATTAGGATTCAATGTTTATAATATTAGCTCTTGTTGTAATGGAAAATTGAAAACAAGTAAAAACTTTATTTGGAAGCACGCTTAACTACACTTTTTTGAGAATAATGGATATATTTGAAACCAAATTATTAAATTTATATTT